CCGGGGCCGGGGCCGCGCCGGGGGCCGGGGCCGCGCCGGGGGCCGGGGCCGGGGCCGCGCCGGGGGCCGGGGCCGGGGCCGCGCCGGGGGCGAGAGCCCCGAACGGCACTGCCCGGTTGAGCGCCTCGCGACGTTTCTGGCAACCCCCACATGGCTTGATGCCGACGGTCTTGGTCACGGCAGCAACCACGTCGCCCAGCCCGCGAATCCGATCCGTCTGAACTGGCGGCGGCGGCGGTGCTACTGGCGGGCCAAGCAACGGCGGATCAACCATGTTGCCTTGCCGTGACACCCGATGCGAGCATGAAGCGCACTGGGCAAGATCATGCCCCGAGGTGCAAGTCGGTTCGCCCCCAAGAACGCGCCAAGACTTGCAGTCAACGATCGGCAACATGAGGTCGCCGTACTGAAGATGACCATACGTGTGAGTCATGTCACGGCAATCAGCGTGGCGTCGGTCTGGCAGAACACCTTGGGCGATTGGAAGCAGTCAAGCACGCATGGCTCCGGAGTCGGGTTCTCCAGATAGAACTGAGCGCAATCCTCTGTTCCCGGTGGGCAGCACGGCGCGATGTTGTAGATGAACGGATAGCAGCGGCATTGCGTCTTGGGCAGAAGCATCTGCGGACACAGCGTTGTCCATCCGACCTGCAGCACCACCGGAGGAGCATTGGGCGGATAGACCACGACATCGTTCTGCGGGAACCCGAACCGCGCAAGGCAGTGCGGAACGTTCTCGTAGAAGTTGATGTCCGTGCAGATGGCTATCTGCGCGTCGGCGGTCTCTGCGATCCGCTGCATCGTGTACCTGCTGCCGAACGCGTATTCAGGCATCGACAGGCAATGAATCGTGTACGGGACATCGTTACCCAGCGCCGAGATCGCGCAGTTCGTGATCGCTCCTCCATCGCAGGAGTACTCGGCGTCCAGTTCCTGCGTGGCGCAGACGTAATACCGGGTTGATGTGGCCCGCAGATACACGTCAGCCGTGTTGGTGGTCGGGTTGTACACCACGCGGTCCACGTAGATGGCGTCGCCGATCTGGTAGTTCGGCCGATCGTTTGGCCCCTGCCACGGGCATAGCAGGCAGGACTGCCGGAACCCGAACCAGAAGAACGCCGACCATGGCCCAAGGCCCGTTGCCGTCACCTGCGCCCCGAGCCGCGCATTGATCCGCTCGGCCAGATGCCCGGCGTTCCCGGAGAACATGATGACGGTCAGCCCGCACACATTCACGGACGGCACAACGAACGCCCCCCAACCGCTGTTGACCGTGTACGGCGCAGTGCTGACGATGCTCCCCAAGAACAGTGCGTTCAAATCATTCTGATCGGTGCAGTCGTATCCACGCGACGTGACGAAGCAGCACGGGAACCGAAGACGCAGGATGTCCTCATCGTGATCGTTGAGGCACGGATTGACGGAATAGCAAGTCTTGACCCGATATGTCTCAAGCGGGTCGTAGGTGCTGTCGCAGAACTCCGGTACCTGTTCGCAGTTGGAGGTGTTTCCGCAGCAGTCGCCCGCCGGGTCGCAGTTCGGATCATCGTCGCAGGACAAGTACTCGTACCAGAACTGCCTTCGCTCTCCCGGGCATCCGCCGAGGCATGGCCCCTGATCCTGCGGCTCCGCGCAATCTGCTTGACCGTTCTCCTCCTCGCAGCAGATGCACGGCCCGATCTTCTGGCTGACCTGCTTGACCATGCTTTCAATGCGGATCGGCGGGCCGTGGTCACACCTCGTAGCCGGGCCGACACCGAACTGCGTGACACAGGCAGTGAACGTCGAAGAGATCGTCACTTCCTTGCCGCGCACGGTTCCGAACTGGTCATAGAAGTCGTAGCACTCAGCCACGAGTTCCTCGCATGGCAGGGCCGGCTGCGTCAATCCAGCGCCCGCTAGTGCGGCGACGCCCCCGATGGCGCCTTGCACCTGCGGATCGGGATAGCAGCAGGGATTCGGCCCGGCCACCTTGTTCTTGACTTTGAACAGCGTGCCTACGTTCTGCGGATACAGAGGGCTCGGGTCTGGGCACGGAACCGGATCAACACCCGTGAGCACATAGATGCAGCACTCGTAAACGATGAAGTAGCACTTCGTCGGATCGGGCGGGACCGGAATGCCAATCGACGCCAGATACGACGGGCAGAATTCAATGCGCGGCTCCGCGGATTTGCTGCACGAAGTGGGACAGCAATAATCGTCCTCAAACTCCGGACAGATCAACGCGTAATAAGTCTCCCCGGATGGTTCGCAGCAGCAGCGGTATGCGACCTCGCTGCTCAACTCACATCTTGCCCCGGCGCTTCATGCACAGGTACCAGCCAGCACCGAAGCCAACAGCGCCAAGAAGGAGGGCGAACCAGAGCGAGCCGAGGAAGTCACCGAAGTCTGCGAGGATCATTTGCTTGCCTTTCTTCTTTCCTGCGCCTTGCGAAACGCTGCGTCAAACTCCGAGTCCTGCGCCCGAAGTGCCGCCAAGAACTCCCTGTCACTCTCCGGACGATCCGGGTCAAGCATGTTGACGGCGAACTCTGCCTGACTCATCTTGCGACGCGGTATCCATCCTACCAGTACCCGCAGGCCGGACAACAGGCCGCTTTGCCAAAGGATCAAGAACCCTGCGACCATGCACGCAGCCGCGGCTACCCACACAATCATGGAGGCCCACCACGGGGTTTGATCCTCCACGCCCGTAAGTTGACGGTGTATCTCTGCTGCATCAGCGATGTCGGCGGCAGCACGCTTTCTGCCTGCCGACGCCTCGCCGCTCAGATCAGGGTGCGCCTTCTCCGCTCTGGTCCACGCCGCCTCGTCATCCCTCGCCCGGCTGCTTATGCTGTTGGCACGCTCCGCGATTCTTTGCGTCGGGCTGCATCCCGCGGAGGCAAGCACGAACGCGATTACGGCAAGCCAACGCATCATGGCGATCATTTCACGGCTTGGCCTCAATGCGCTCCAGCCTCTTTTCCACTTGGCTGACGCGCTCGGCAATCACTTTGATGGCCGTATTCGCGTCCGCCCCTCTTTCCTTGAGCGCAATCAAATCACCGGAAATCTGCAATAGCGTCCGCGTCTGCTGCTCATCTGCCTCAGATCGGCGACCGATGTAAATCGCGCCCCCGAGCAAGGTTGTAAGCGTCAGAGCGAGTTGCGCCCATTCCAGCGCGAGGCGCGGACGGGCGTGGGGCTTGTGTTCAGTTGTCTGATCGTTCATTGCTACTCCGGAGGAATAGGCGGCGCTACGAATCTCGGGCTGGCATTAGGGTCATACGAATAACCGATAGAACACCACTCATTCGGCAAAATCGCAACCGCCTGCGTGCCTTCTGGCGGAACCCATTGTTCGTGATCCCATATCACGATGTTTACGACTACTGAGTTACGAATGATTGCGTAGTTCATGTCAAATCCGGTAGCAAATAGTCGTGACACGGAGAACGCCTGCGCCGCCAAGACCACCAGCACCGCCAGCGGTGCTGCCTCTGCCGCCACCACCACCGCCTGATCCGCGAATACCCGCGCCGCCAGCGCCGCCTGCTCCCGCTGCGTTGCCTCCGCCACCACCAGCACCATTGCCGCAGAGTTTCCCGGTAACAATTGTGCCCGCGCCTCCTACCCCTCCGCCAATTGCACCCGCCGCTCCTCCGCCACCCTGAGTAGGCACTGCGGGCGAAACATTGGTGACCATGTCCGCCAAATCACCCGCACCACCCTGATATCCAGCACCAGTTGTTGAGTCAGCGCCAGCCCCGCCGCCACCGGGTGCGTTTGGCCCACCATAGCGGCCCGAATTGAACGTAGAGCCTCCCCCTCCCCAATAAGTTTGTTGAACCGCAGCGGCGAACTGTTGTTTGCTTCTCCTCGCGGCTGCAACAACTGCCAAGACTCCGCCGCCCTGCGCAACGACGATGTTTCCGAAAGATGTATTACCACCAATTCCCCCGCTAACAATACCGCCAGCGCCAATCGTCACAGTTACGGACGCGGCTACCAATGCCGCCGGAATCGATTCTGACGCGTATTCGCCGCCAGCGCCGCCGTTACCGTTTGTTGTTGTAGTTCCGGATGAACCCGCCGCACCTCCACCAATGCACTCAACGTAACAATGAACGGCACCGCTCGGCTTCGTCCACGTTCCTGACGAGGTGAACGTCTGCGTATCGATGTACACATCCCTGCCGTCAAGAACGTTCCCGTTCATCGTCAGCCCGGTCCCGAGAAGCAGTTGCGTAGCCGCCGCTGATGTCGAGTCTGAACCGATGAGGCGCGAAACAGCACTCAAGTTTGCCAACTTCGCAGTCGTTACGACCCCGTTGTCAATCGTCCATGTCCCACCGCTTCCGGAAACGCTGATATCGCCTTTGTCGCCGTCCCCTTGAGTACCGACAGCCCCAACACCGATGGCTGAACGCGCCGCCGCTCCGTCAACAGCCTTGAGCACGTTTCTGCCGACCGTAGTTGAGTCGACGATGTAGTCCGATTCGGTCGATTCAATCTCCGTATGGACGAGGATCTTGCCCTGCGTGGGATGCGCGTGCGCCACCCAACCGATCTGAACCGACCAATTCGGCGCCACTGGCTCAGTAGTCGTGAACGTCCCCGCGGTCGTGGGTGACAAGTAAAGCGTGTCGCCGTCATTGAAAGCCGACGTATTCAGGTTGTCCAAGATCCCCGAGATCTGAACAGGCCCGGTCTGGTTGGTTCCGATGTTGTCTGCGGCCACGCCGACGGTGTGCATCGTGGTGTACGAATCGGCTCTTGCCTTCTCAATCGTCGGGTTCTGCCCCGACGCCCCGCTGATGTACACGGGCTGGCCACGGGTGATGGTGGCGCCAGTGTTGTTTCTAGCAGTAAATCGAATCCGGTCGGCCGTCCCACCGACAACCGTGACGGTCGTGCCGGATATCAGAAGGTCGCTGCTTGAAAGTTCTGTCGGCGCTTGCGACAGGCTGCTGCTGCCGATGAATCGCGATGGCGATGTCAGATTGGACAACTTTGCCAATCCAAGGCTCGCGTCAATGACACTGAGATTTGGGATCGTCCCGCCGATAGTGCTAGAAGAGTTCGGCCGCACGCCTAGTTGCGGCGGAGTACCACCGTAGATTTCCAAAGATCCAGCCGGGGCTACCTCTGTGTACTCATTTGAGAGAGGGCCGTTCGTAGCAATAATCCGGTTCGGCGCGGCAGATTGCTGCAGCATCCCGTAGGTAATGCCGTTGTTCGCAACGGAAACGGTCCCGCTCACAACGATCGGACCACCCGTAAGCCCGGCGCCTGTATTTACCTGCGTAACCGTTCCGGTGCTGCCTTCCGAAGCCCATCCCGTGTCATAGTTGCTGTTGCTCAACTTCCGAAGGTACTGCCCTGTCGTACCGCCCGAAGGAACACCGATGCCCGGCTGTCCAGACAACACCGTCAGCGTCACGCCGCTGCTTGTGATCGTAATGGTGACGTCTTCGTTCATACCTCACCGACCTCCGGGTTGATCTGGCACAAGCCATTGGAGTAATACCTGCGCACGACATTCCCAGCCCACGTGATCTCAAAGTCAAACCGCGCATTTCCGAGATCAAACGTCGCCGTAGTGGCCGCGGGAACAATCAGCGTCTTGGTATCCGGGTCTTCGCCGACGATCATGTTGTTGGCAATCGTTGCCGTGAGGAATGGTGCAGCACCCGGGAACGCACAACGCACGGTCCATTCAGTTGCCGAAGCAATGTCAGGAACACCCTGCATTTGGATCGTCTGCTGATAGGTCGATCCCTTTGAGAAGATGATGTTCCACTTGTCCATTTCGGTTTCCTGTCAAGGCGGCGGCTGTTGCACACATTCGACATTCACGGCGTTCGGCATAGAGAACCAGTACTGCGGCGGCTGAGTCGCGTCGACCGTGTTGAGTGTCTGCGTTGAATAATATTCGACCATCGTCACGACCGTGTCGACCATGATTGGCAACGGGGTCACGATTGCGTTGGGGTTGTTTGCCCCGAGGACGCCGGGAGCCGTAACACCCGTCCCCTGCAGGTATGGCCCAACATTGCCGTACTCACAGAGGTTCTTGGCGACGTACGCGTCTTCCTGCCTCGGGTAAGGGATTGACAGCACCCAAGCCGCGATGTTGTTCTGGAAGTTCGGATCGACCTCTACGAATCGGTAAGCCCATTTGCCGACCGCATATTGCTCGTAGCCCGTGATCTTCGCAGCGAACACGCGAGTCTGCGGAGCGCCGACATCCACCTCCACGGCTCCGTTGTACAGCCGCCTGACGCCAGCCATCCCCTTCCCGAACACGATTTCAGACGGGTCATTTGGCAGCAACCCATGCGGCCCGCACAGCCACTCCGATACATCGCATTCCGAGACAGTGACAGGCACGTATTCACCCATGCGCTTGACAAGGGTGAAGTGCATCCCGGTTCGATAGCCCCCGCGTGGCAGAGATGTCCATCCTGCCCAAACCGTCTTGCCAAACAGGATCGTGGTACGCGCCTCTAGGAGATTCGTTACCTCCGCTGCGTATTGCGCGTAGTCCCATCCGGGAGCGGTTGTCAGCGCGGCGTTTGCCGCGGCAAGATTCACGCTGGGCACGAGGCCCGCCACAATGGGACGGGGTTCGTGAAGAACCCGGCAACCATCCGGCGCACGAGTGCGCCCGGTCGATATCGTCTGGTTCGACTGCGCTTGCGAATCCTTGTAGAACAACGATGCCTTGGCGGTCGCGGCGTTGGCCCTGCTCTCGGTTGGCGTATGGCGCGTCAGCCCCTCAACCGTCCGGTACGGGAACGTCACCTTGACGTTCGACGGCATGGCGTTGATTTGGTAGTTGGCGTTGCTGTCCCAGAGCGCAAGGAGCGGCTCTGCGGGAACCCCGAGTTCTGAGCCCGCTTGTGTACCACCCATGTACGCCCGCTTGTTGCTCGTCATCCACGAGTTCAGCGCCGCCCTGTCTCCACCGAGCAGCGTGACCGTCCATCCCGTTGTGAAGTCCCATTGCAACTGGTATCCGGTCGCGGCAAGGATCATGTCAAGAGCCATTGCCACCGAGCAATTCGGCGTGAATGTCAAGTCGGCGATTCGGCTGAGCAACACAGCGTTCGGTGCGTAAGCCGCGATACCAATGGTTTCACCGAAGAAGTTGAGATAGCCCGTAATCGCCGTTACCAACGACGTCAGCGTGGCGTTGTTGTCGTTGTCCCACGCACGTCGACCGTCTTCGGTGTACAGCAAGCCTGATGCAACAGTCAGTTGCGCCGGGGTAAGGCAGGTCTGTTGCCATAGGTAACGGATGTCAACGGCCTCTACCAGCGCAAGGCCATTTCCCGTTGGAACCTCGTAGACAGGCTTGGGCGGAAGAAGCAGCATGTCCTTCTGGTACAGCGTTGACCCAAGATTCTCCCGCCAGTTGACCGTGATGCTTGGCGACCCAATCCCGAGAACGTCCTGCGCATACAGAGCCGACAACTGCGACTGCGATATCAAGCCGACAGCGCGACCGACCCTGCTTGCGCCGCCGGGGAGTTCGATTCGGAAGAGTTCCGATTCGGTGAGCCCAAGACATGACGTGATGTCACAGATTTCCTCGTTCGGTACAACGAACGGGTAAATGTCATTCGCGCCTGCGCCTTGGAACCATGCGGCGATCATGTTGCGACGTTCTGTCCTGTGACCCCATAAGCCTGCGTACCAACAGCAGCCGCGATCACACTCGTCGTAGTCAACTGACCTGCGTCAGTAGTGTTCGGGTTTCGCGCCGCAATGATCGTGGCGTTCGGGGCTGTCCAGTTTCGGAACGTCGCGCCGCCGATAGTGTTGTTGGCGAACCCGTTCGCGGCAGGAGTTCCGCCCGGGTCATACAGTTCCAGCGTGCGCTCAAAGACGCCCGTGAACAAGCGTTGGCCCTGCGAGTCGTACTTTCCGAACGCAACCTTCCAATCCTCCGACTTCACCACGCAGTTCGTTGGCAACTCACGCATGATCTTCGACGGAGCCTGATTCAGGCGAACCACCTCGACGTGCTCGGTCAGGATGACGCGAGGCTTGCGAGTCTGGAATACGAGATCGGCGCTGCTGGGATACATGACGGACGCCCGAACCATGCCGCTGTCGATTTCTGCGTTCGTGTGCGAACGGCTGTTCGTGATCGTCGTGGCGTATCCGGGCGTGGCCCCTCCCGTGTTCTCAGGCTGCTGCTGAACTGACGAATAAAGGCCGTCAAACAGCGAGTTCATGGCCGTAACGCCGTCCGCTCCGCTCACGACTGCGACGTTCACCGTTCCGTGCGTGTTGCTGCCGCTGAACGAGAACAACTGCGCCCTCGGCATGCTCGCCTCGGGAGCGGTATCCATTCCGGACACGTTGTTGCTCAACCAGTGCGGCAGTATCCCAAGAATGACGTTGTTCGCCCCGTCCGTCAACGCGGGTCCATACGCGGGGAGCGTCCTGCTTGCCGTCTTGGTGACGGTGAACTTCTGCCCGATGAGATACCCGAGCGGAGCCAGCGTAGACACGTTCTCCGCGGATTTGCTCTGAACTGTCGCGTCGACCTCAAACCGAACGCTGTACCCCTCCAGCATCCTGTTCTCGGTGACCTTCATCCGCTGCACGATCGTCTGCTTGAAGTTCAGGTCTATGCGCGTCTTGCACAGCGCCATGGCTGCTTCAACGAGCCGCCGATTCGGCGTGGTCCCGGTGATGGTTTGCAGCCCAACGTCACCGAGCAGATCCACGGAGAAGTGAATCATCGCCAGCCCGGCATTCTCAACCGTTCGCTCGTAGGACGATTCCATGTCGCCGATGCGAACGCCATCGGGAAGATCAATGACGAATTGCTTGTCAATGACGTTGTACAGCAGCACCGTGCTAGATTCATCCAGCGCGAAGTCCTGCGATTCTCGCCGCCAACCGGGGCCGGGTACATCCGGGATGATCGCATTCCGGAAGAGGTCTGCATACGCGACCTTGTTCGTCCACGACGCGTTCGTCGCTAACGTCGTGCCAACACCTGTCGTGCTGCGGGCGACGTTGATGCTGCCGTTTATCGTGCGCGTCACCTGTCCCGAGGCGTCCATAGCCATGGACTGAACCCAGCGGTGCGCCATGACGGTTTGGCTTGACGGCGTTTCGCCATTAGGGAACGAGCGTCGCGTCGTGACTTCAAACCGGAGCAGCGCGGTTCTCGTTCCCACTACCTCCGTAGTCGTGAACGTGAAGTACGGGCCACCGTTGTCCGATTCCGTGTCAATCAGATTGCACAGATTGACGGTTGTAGCGCCCGTGGTGATTTCAAGGCGAACAGTCTTGAGCCTGTTTCCGGCAATGCGAACTGCCGACAGGAAGTCCGAATAGTTAGTTGCGGTCGAAAGAAGCGCAGAACCGGTGATACGGACGTTCTGGCCGATCGGGGTGCGGCCGTCTGGCGCGAGTTCCGCTGACGAGTCGTACGCGTCAACGAACACGTTGACCAAATACAAGTCTTGGTTCTTCTTGTTCTGAAGGTACAGTTCGGCGCTCATGGCGTGCTCCTAGTCATGACCTTGAGATCATCAAGGAACCAATCGTTGATGTTTGCTCCGGTCGGCCCGCCTCCGAACGTGTTTCGCAGCCACTCCCAGATGCGCCGGATCAGTGCAATCACGTTCGTGATGCCGACCCCGATCATCTGCAACTCTTTGGGGAGTCCAATCATCGTGCCTTCCAGCCACCTCTTGGCGTTACTCAGGATGCGGCTGTTCAAAGAGTTCGGATCGTTGAGGTTCAACTCGCGTTTGAGGTTCGGGATAATGTTCTTCAGCCCACCCATACCGAAACTGTCAAGCATGTTCTTGATCGCCGTCTGAAGCCGACCAAGGTAGGCAAACGGGGCCAGCGCGATGGTGGCGACCTTCATCCCGATCCTGACAAGATTCAGGACGCCCATCATCGTCGGCCCAAGGATGTTGAGGATGTACTCCTTGAGCCTCATGCCCATGATCATGACGTCGGTGGTCGCGTTGTAGACCTCCGCATACGCAGCACCCGACCGTCGGGCCTCTTCCATTGACTCCTGCATCTCCCGGAGTCTTCGGCTCGTCACCGCTGCGGTCAGCGTTCCCGAGAACCGATACAGTTCCTCAACGCGCTGATTCAGGCGCTCAATCTGCTCCTTCAGCGCCTTGAGAGCCATCGTTGCGATGCCGCCCGCCGCGCCGAACGCGAGGAGACCCGCAGAAATGACCCTGCCCGCGCCGCCGATCCTGCTGGCGCTCTGAACGATGGCGTTCTCCTGCATCAGGTTTCGCGCACCCGCAAGCGTCGGGTTGTAACGGAATGACTGAAGTTCCGACAGCGCATTGCTGAAGTTCTCAATGCTCTGCAGCGGCATTCCGACTCGCCTGCCGGGTGCGTCATACCTCGGCGGCTGCGGGCCACCACCGACCGTTCCGCTGCCACCGCCACCGGACTCGTTGATGTTGATGTCAATGCGTCCGAGGTCTTCCATGTCAACTCCAAGTCATTTCGTATCCGTACTCGTAACTGTCCCTGATGGTGAGCCAGCCGTCCATGTCCGGAACAGCCGTAACGACGCCGCCGTTGCGGAACGTCATCGGGACGAGCATCAAGCCACCGAACGTCTTTTGCACCAAGTACTCGCGAAGAACGTCGGCGAAAGGCTGAACGCCGGTTTGCCCGGCGATCCGCTGCGTGCCTCGCTGCATCGGGTCAAGCAGGCCGCGCCACCAGATCACGATGTCGACTCCCGAGCGAATCAAGCCGAGGCCGCTGTTTGGGTGCGCTGCTGTATCCGGCGTCGGGATGATCTGAATTGCGTACTGGCTGACCAGTTCATCGAACGGAGCCTCCGTGATGTACACGGCGTCCCCATAGCCCCGCTGCTGCATCCATTGCGCGAGGTCATCTCGCATTGCGATGAGGATGTCTCCGGTGTTAGGCATTGTGGTGCTTGGCGACCTCCGACGCGACGGTTACCTTGTGCGCTAGACGAGCATCCCCGGTCGCATCGAACACCGCATTCCCGAGCGACTTTGAGTCGCCCATAGCGATAGCAATGCCCCGTGCGACCTGCAAGGCGTGAGCAGCCTCAATCGCGGGGATGTTGAGCGTCAGCCCCAATCGCAATTCCTCCGGGAACTCCGAGGGCAACCGCCCGTAACAGGCGGCGAAACGAGCGATTGCCCTTACGCGTTTCCCGCTGTCTGTGCCGCTTTCGCGATCCTCGTCCACACGGCGACGAGTTGCGCGTCTGTCGCCATGCAGGCTACATCAGGAGTGCGAGACACCTCCTTGATCACGGCAACCAGATCAGCCGTTGAAGGCTCCGCGCCTTGACACCGCGACTCCAGCGCGGCTACGACCTCATGAAACTGCACGATGAGTCGTCCTGCAGGGATCGTGCAAGCGAACAGTAGCGCGTCGTTCTCGTCGTTGAGATCAATCATGTTGACAGCCTAGCATGCCTGTCAAGGAGTCGTATTGGTGTATTGGTAGACGTCGCCATTGCCGTCCGCGATGGCGCCGAAGGTAAGCGTCATCGTTCGCTCCCGGTTGCCCCATTGCGCGTCCACCATGCCGTCCGAGCGCAGGTAAGCCTGCGGGAACACGTACTTCATGGTCTGGCCCGCCTTCACGCTCTCAATGGTCAGCGAGAACGTGCCGCCCGCTGCCACCAGCGCACGTCCGACCTGCGATCGTCCCGGGAACGTGGCGACGCCTCGCTGGTCAATCAGGGTGCTAGACAACACCGTTTCGTCCCACTTGACCAGCGTTACGGTGATCGTCGCCGACATTCCCTGAAGCACCAGTTCGGCTGGCGTTGCTCCGGAAGTGACCTCTTTCACCTCGTGGATGTTGTCGGTGATCGAAACCTGCGGGAGGTTGTCGTTGTCGCTGCGCCCGAGTTCGGAATTGCCGATTACGACTTTGGTTGGTCCAGCGATCTGGAATGCAGTAGGCATTTCATCGTCCTTTCAGAATGGATTTCAGGCTCATGTAGATCGACTTGCCGACCGCCCGCATCTCCGTGCGGGTCGGCAGCAAGAACGGCCTCGCGGGAACGGTAACGCCGTTCCACGCCATCATGTAGTCCTTGCCACGGATCAGACCCTCATTGTTGGGGTTGTTGCCTGTCCCGTGCTTTCGTTTCCCCTTGAAACTTAAGGGTATGTAGTTCGGACCGCTGGTACTGAATCCTCGGTCTTGATACAGCGCGTACATCGGCCCGCGCAGTGTCACGCGCAGTTTGTTCCGGCCAACCCGCATGCCGACCGCGTTGAGCGCCCCGTACATCTCGCTGGTATCGCGCAGCGGGTGGCCTCCCGTTCGGTATGACTGCGTTTTGACCAGATACTGCTTGCGGCGTGACAGGCGAGTTTCGTCGCCGTTGCGCCCGCGCATCTTGACTTTGGTTGTGACCTCGCGGGTCGACACGACAACCTCGTTGGGGCCAACGCTATCTACCCATCGGCGTCCGCTCACGCTGCTCAACGGCTTGTGACTCACGGCGTTGCCGCCGCGACCGCGCCCCTCGCTGCGGTCGATGTGGTCTTTCATGTAGTACTCAAACAACTGAGCAATGCCCTGCTGCACCGCAGGTCTGCCGAGCGCCTCCCGAACCCGGCGCGACCAGCCGCTCACGGATAGACCGTTCCCCGGCGAAACGGGAAGAAGTTGGAGTTGCTGACCTTGTTGTACCAGCCGAGGTTGGCCGTAGGAACAGCCTTCACCACGGGCGTACCCGCAGCAACGTTGCTCGTGACGCTTCCGAACAGCGCCTTGCCGTCCCTCAGCGCCTCAAGCATGGAGTAGGCCTGCTTGATTCGCTGCTCAATGGCGGGCGTGATCTTGACGCCTCGCCGCTGATACAGGATCTCCGTGGCGAGGTCCACGACGAGCATCTTCAAGACGGCATCGCCCGCATTGTTGAGTGCGGTGATCTCGTCTTCGCTGTAAATGCCACCCACGCGGATGTATGACCGAACGATCCCGGTTGCCCGCTCAAGGGCCATGGTCGTGATCGGATTCGGCCCCGGCATCGCCGTTCCAGCATCACCGCACAACTGCGCGATAATGTCGGCGTCCAGCGATTCCTCAAGATCGGAGTACGCGGCGTATGCAGGCATTTCAATCTCCTAATCCGAGGGGCGGCAAGGGCGAACCCCTGCCGCCCCTCAGTGGAGTGAGGATGGCTCAGTTCAGCACGTCAGCGATCGCAAAGCCAGCCACGGGCGCGACAACGGCGGGAACGCTGTTGTCGATCACGCGACCTTCGATGCGTCGGTTCAGCGGGTCGTTGAACTGCTCGACCGTCATGTCCTCGTACGCGAAGATCTGGAGCGTGGCGAAGGAGGAAGCGCCCTCCACGCCGACCAGACCGCCCGGACGGGACAGGAAGTACGCGCCCTGACCGAGGATGAAGGACTGCGAGAGCGTCGCGTTGCCCTTCTTGCTCGTGGTCCGCACCGAGTCGTCGACCACGACGTCGCCGAGGCCGAAGAGGGTGGGCGGGATGCCCCAGCGGGCGAACGTGTCGGAGCCCTGATAGAACTGCAGGGTGCCGGGGTTGTTCACGATGTAGTCCTTCGTTTCCGCGGCCTGCGAGATGGCAACGGCGACCTCCGGGGAGATTACGAGGATCAGATCGCTCGGGCGAACGGCGCCACCGGAGGACTGCGAAACAATCTGCATGACCTTCTGGATGGACTTCTGAATGTTGCGATCGCTTCCGGTCGCGCTGTTCCAATAGCCCGGTGCGCTGATCGGGCTAGCGGTCGGGTTGGCCGCGTAGTTGCTGCCCCAGTTGCCGCTCGTGGACAGTGCCGACGCCGCGGCGATGGTTCGCCGGGTCATCGCCAACTGCGCCTTGCTGCGAGCGTGCTGCGCAACCGTATCCCAAGCCGCCTGATTAGCCGACTCCTGCGGGATGTAGAACGGGAACGCGAAACGCTGGCACGCGTACTGCACGAAATCAAATGCGTTCTGCTTGCCAGCCGGGCGGTCATTGCCCAGCGGCCAGACGAACTCGTTGACGTCCGTGACACGGGTGTTGTCCGCGGTGTCCTGACGCAGGTAGTAGCCCGTCATCTTGGTGACAGGCACGATCTGGGCGTAACGCGACAGCGCGAACGAGTTGACGCTGCGGGTGAACTCCACCTGCAGCGCGCCCGTGGCGAGATCGTTCGTGGAGGGGATGTAGGTTGAAAGCCCTCCTCCGACAACGGTGTAAGCCATGTGTGTTGCTCCTTGTGTTGGGGGTTGGGCTTACGGGACGGCTCGGGTTCCGATGCGGAAGCAACGAATGATCTCGTTTGCTGCCGTAGCGGCTTCCAGAGCGATGTAGTAGCAGACCTGACCGCTGGTTCCGGCCGTTGCGAGGCCGCTACCGTTGGAGGTCACGAGAGCACCCGCGGTGATTGCGGCGCTCGCCTCAATCTGCACGGTGTTGCTGGGCTGCAGGCTGATCGGATCGCCAGCCTCAGCATGAAGAGTGTTGCCCGTGTTGCCCGGGACGCCACTCTTCACGGAGCCGTCGGTGACGCCCACGATGTTGTCCGAGGCCGCATTGGCCTGCGCACCCTGAAATGCACCCGAGAGTTCGACCATGCGGAACGGCGCGATGTTTCCGCTTGCGACGAGTTCGGGCGTGAAGCCGAATTCTGCCATGTTCTTGTCCTTCCTTTACCGCTTGTTGAGGCGGCTGTTGATTGCCTTCTTGAACTCCTCGGGCTTGCCAGCGAACTCGCGGACAAGATCTCCGACCTGACGGGCGTCAATGTCGGCCGAGGGGAGGGCCGAACGGCCCATGTCAATGCGAACACCCATGGGGTCGCGGCTGAACAACTCGCGCCACGACTCAAGCAGCGCCGAGGCGTCCGAGGATGCCGAGAGTTCCGCGATCAGGCGCGGACGGTGCGCCGCCGGGATGCGGTAGCCGTCTGCCTCCATCGCGTCTAGTTCGCGGCCGAAGCGCTCGCGGCTGATCTCAGCCTTGAGTGCCTTGATCTCACGCTGCATCTTGGCGTTCTCGCGACGCATAGCGAAGACATCGGCGCGACCGGGGCGGGATGCCGGGAACATCATGGCCTCTGCCTCCTCCTCTTCCTCCTCCTCGCCGTGGGAGTCGATGTCGATGTGGACGCCGTCGCCCGCACCCTGCTCCTCGGCGAACTGCTCAGCGAGCATGTCCTCCGCGGCCATCTCCTCCTTCTTCTCCTTCTTCTCTTCCTCGCCCTCCCCGAAGTGCTTCTTCATCATGGACTTCATCTCGTCCATTTCGCACTTCAGGGCGGCGATCTCCTTGCTGTAGTCCGCCATGTTGGTTTCCTTCGTGGTGGGGACATACGTGGATTGCCCGCCGCCGACTGTCCCCATGTCGAAGCGGATTGGTCTTGCGAAAGTGACGAGTTCGCCGTTTCGCGTGAAGTGCGTGTCGGGCAACGGACGGCGCGGGGTTTCACGGCCGAGCAGCGCAACCTCAGACAGGTGGTTCTGGTCAGCCCAGATCTCGGCGCTGCGGCGCGGGAACGCATTGGTCGCCAGCAACTTGTCGAACACCGGCTTCTCAACCTCGCAGTCACCGATGATGTATGCGACGCCGTTTCGCTCTTCGTAGCCGATACGCGTGAAGCGACCGACAGAGGACTTCGGCTCGCTGCCGTCCTTGTCGTGCATCACAACGAGCCTCGGATACGAACCACGCGTCATGTATTTCGCGGTCGCGTTCACGATTTCCATGACGCGCTCATTGTCGAACTTCTTGAGTTCCGGGTCGCTATCGCCGTCGATGGACGGGTCATAGGCGCAGAACACCTCAAGACCATGAATCGTGACCGTCTTGCCGTTCTCGGAGATTTGATGCGAGGTCGACATCATTATTCTGGAGGCGCGACTTGATTCACGAAATCGTTCCACATGCTCACCTTTGCGACCCAGATTATCTCGCCAGCCGATCCGCCCTCAAGAGCAGTAAAGAATACGAACGTTGGGTTCAGAGTGGTCGAAGCGACTTGGCCGCGCCCGTCACCCGTCAATCCAACGCCGGCTCCCGGCGCTACTGAGCCAGCAAGTTCCAACTGCAACCACTGCCCATTCTGAAGCGAAACGACTTCGCCATCCGTTGCGTGCATCGTTGCAGCGAAGTTAGAAACGCTGCCGTCCGTTACTCCGATGTGGTAGGTGAAGGCGTCATACAACCTGACTCGCCATTGCTTCCCGCCCCCCGGCACCTTGCTGACAGCGCGGAACGGAGGGATATTTCCCTCTGCCACAAGGTTCACGGTGTTGTTCATCGTGCTCATGTCGCTACTGATGGTATCACGCGTCGGTATTCATACAAGCCATAGTGTTCACCCGCTGATGAAACCGGGGTCAGGGAACTGCCCGCTGTCAATCAATTGCTGCCGACGCCCATTGTGCTTCTTGATTGCTGCATAGTCCGGAACACCCTCCTCATCCGTCCAACCCCTTGAAGCCGCCACAACCAGCGGGATCGGCTTCCATCGGCATCGGCAGTTGAAGCCGCCGGGTGTGGGAATCCCTTGTGCGTCGATCTGCTCTACCGTCGCCACGTAACCGTCCATGGCCTTGTGGGTATCACGGGTGCGGTTGTCTTTCGTGGAGGTGAACTGCATGACAGGGACGAACGCCTTGACCTCCGAATCGCGAACGATGTCAAGTTGCCCCTGTGTCTGCGCCCGGTTGATGTTGGTGCGGTAGACCGTTTCCAGCCGGGCGTCCGTCAAGTCCGTCCCGGTGGCCAGAACTGTCTGCTCAATGAAGTCGCCGACACCCAACTTTGTCAACCTCTTGCCCGCAACCGACTTCGCCACCTTGCCCTCAATGACCTTGGCTAGGAGTTCTTTCGTCGCTTCTACCTGCTTCTGCGACATTCCCGTGACGAAGAACGCGCTCTGCGCCAGTTGCTGAACACCGGGTGATCGACGCCTCCGGACTTCCGCTGGCAAGGCTGCAGGAGCGCGGCCCTCTGGAGGGCGGGTGAGGGCCGGAAAGATCACTCGGGCGAGTTCTGGGCTCGTCTCCACGATCTTGCGAAGGGCAGTCGCAGCCTCGTCCCTCCGCATCTCGTTGGCTGCAGCGAAGGCGTAGTCAATCAGACGATCCCACTTCTCCCTCGTCAGCGGGATTGCCGTCATGAAGCGCGAGATGACCTCTCGCGCTGGGCCGGACTCAAATCGCAGGAGCATCTCAGGGACATCCCTGTCAAACGTGATCGGCTTCGGGATGGGCTTCTTGACACCTATCCCAGCCTCAATGAGGGTCTGTCCTGCACCTGTCGCCCACGAAGCCAGCAGTATCGCGGCTGTGTCCTGCGCCCAACGATCCCATTCGGCTGCGCCGCCGCCGCCGCGGACCTGCGCGGCCACGGCCTTTCGGTACGCGTCCTTGCCATCAGCGAGCAGGGAGCGGAACAGGTCGTTGATGGACGGCCTAACGGCCATGATCCTCAAGCAGCCATGCGCGGCGGGAGAAGGACGCTGGCTGCATCGGAGAGGGTTGCCCCTCCGGAGCGGCGGATTCGCCGAGCATCGCCGTCAGGGGATTCGCGCCGCCTTGCGACGAACCGAGGATCGGCTCATCCTGCTTCGGCTCCGACAAACCGAGCAAGTCTCGCACTTCCCTCTCGGCCACCTTGCCGCCCATGTCGACGAACGCCCGGATCGCCTCCAGCCGCTCCTTCGGGTCAGGACGCTCGGGTGCAAACTCAAACCGGAGCGCCGAGATCTCTTCTTCCGCCGCGCCAAGCATCTTGGCGATTACGCGGACGAAATCGTTGGTCATGCTGTCCGCAAGCGCATCGGCGTGATACCGGATGATTCTGGAAAGCGTGTCGGCATGCAGCGAAGCAACGCCTGAACCCATGCCCGTCGCACCGGACTCGCTTGACAGGTTCTGGCCGAGTATCGCCTCCTTGATCTTGCCCGAGAACCAGTTGACCAGTTCCATGAAGACCTGCGCACGGCCAGCGTTCGGCTCCTTGATGTCGATGTCGTAGATCTTCTCCGTTCCCGACTGCGGGATAAGAACCGAGTTGTCGTTCGTCAGGTTGGCGAGAACCTGCTCCATCATCTCTCGCCCCGCATCTTGGCCGAGCGGGTAATAGCCCACGCGAATCCCCATCGCGTATCGCTCTGCGTAGGTGATCGCGTCCTGCAGAATCTCCTGCTTCGCCAACCACATGAACCAGCAGACGTCGCGTGCGCCTACGCCTCGGTAAATGGACTCAGACGCGTTTGGGTCGTTGAAGTCAGGCGCGGCAACAAACACGCGATGAAGCACGATTGCACGTCGCTCCTGCTCCGTGAAGATATGCACGCGGCTGTCAAAGCCGATGTTCTGCGCGTTCGGCCCATGGTTGCCGTAGTCCGCACCGACGCGCATTGCGAGGTTGCCGCGCTGGTCGTAAGCAAGGGTGTCCGGGTGGAACGGATACCACTCCTTGACGGACACGCCGAGGCGCGGATCTCGCTGATACACCAAGTTGCAGGCCGAGTTGCCATACCACACCGCCTCGTGCATGGAACGCACGAAATCGCTGCGGCGCGGCATTGATTCGAAGATCTTGCCGATGCGCTCGGCCAGCGCCTGAAGTCGAGGGTTGTCGCTGTCGTCGGCAACTACCGCCCATTCAAGGGACGCGAGCGTGACCTGTAGCGAGCGCAGGACGCCTTCGATGTCGGCGTCCGCACGCATCATCTGCTGATACTGCGGGTTCAGCCTGTATGCGAGGCTGCTGTTCCGGAGCATCTTGTCCGCGGTCGTGAAGAACGATCGCTGGACTTCTACGGTGGTTGCCAGCGGGTTCGTAATCCCGCGCTGAACCGGAGCCGGGAGCGGCTTGCGAGGACGCTGCTTGGGCGTCAACCCGTTAGCCATCGCGTTCGCGTCAGGGGTGTCGCTCATTAGATTCCTGAGAGGCAAGGATGCCCGGTTAGTCTTCGTGCCCAGAACACCTCGCCGGGAGCGAACCGCTCCAGCGCGATGAACTGCGCTAGTTGCCATTGATTCTGCGAGGCTTCGTAGAACGGTATGACGGTTCCGTTGCTGCCTAGCCGCAGCAGTTTGCCAGCGTTCCAGAACGAATATGCGGCACCGTCTGTTCCTGCGCGAACAAGAACGTTGAGCCCCGTCTGCAGCGTAACCAAGCCGCCCGTTACGGCATGAAACTGCGTTTCGTTCATTGCAACCGAGCCATCGGTCACTCCGATGATTGGAACGTCTTGTAATGACGGGTCGGTGTTCTCAAACACCCCCGGCATAACACGGAAGTTTACTTGAGCCATAGTTACAACCGAGAACGGCAGAATGTTCATCTCGGCTGTCAGCGGAGGGCAGGTGGATGTATTTAGCATCGCGTCGGCTCAGTGAGGAACGATTGCCGGAGGAAGTACTGAATACGGCCATCCATAAACACGAGCAGCCCAAACGATCTGACCTGCCGCCGTGCTGTTCTCCATGGCAACGAAATGAACTATCTGCGCGGTCAACTGAAACTCCGGCTGCGGGATGTTTCCGACCCGCCCATCGGCTCGTGATTGCAGATAAGCACCAGCGGTAAATGCTTCCGCGGATTCTACTTGACAGTAATCCGACGCCTGAAGCGTGACCTGACCGTCATACTCGGCGTGAAGTTGCTTACCCTCGGCATACACCGAGCCATCCGTGACGCCGACGATTGGGCTGGCTATCTCTTTCTCATATGGACCGGTCGCGGTTCCAACCAGCGGATAGTCAAGCGCGAATGCAGTCTTGTCCGAGATGTTCGCTGCCCGATACACGCTGACGCAGCGAAACGGGAACAGATCATCCTCGCCACGCCACACCAACGGGACTGTGATTCGATTATGACTCATAACGAGCGAAGTATGATCGGAGGATGATGGCGGAAATAATGTCGCCGGACTGACCCGGCTCAAGTGCCTGCACCGCAGCATCTAGAAGCGTAAATCCCGTTGCGACGTTTCCCTCGAACGGAACTACCCACCCAAGGTTCTGGTCGTAAACCGTGTTGAGGAAATCGCCGCACTTGACGTTATAGGTGTTTATTGCTTCCCCGGCAATCGTCTGCCATCCGATCTGAACCTGCACGATTGGGCCGTTCTGTACAGGAATCAACTGTCCCGGCATGCACGCGGTTGGGCTCTGCTTCAAGTCTCCACTGGTTGTGTGACTATACGGCGGCACCGTTTGCCCCAGCCAGACGCCATCGCTTGATGCCGCCGAGCCATCTACAAAGAGCACCCTCGGCACGGCAAACGATTGAAGGAGTTGCCCCAAGAAACTGGGCTGCGCCGCTCCAAGATTGTTTCGGATTGAGATCGGGCTGTATACCGGAATCTGGCTAGATGCAACTAGCGGGACGCCTCCCGATTCGCCGCTGAAGAATGACGAGTGAACGCTCACGGTTAGATCTCGCCTCGGCGCTTGAGGTCCAGCGCGATCGCGACTGCCTGCTTCTGCGGCTTGCCCTCGTGAATGAGCGTGCGGATCTTGTCGGCCACTGCTGCGTCCTTCGCGGCGATCATCTTGAGGCCAGAGCGCACGTCTTCCGACTCCTCTGGCTGAGCGGCCTCGGACTTCGGCACGCAGTCGGGGACGGTCTTGCCGTCCTTCTGCTTCGTGCCGACCGCCTCGTAGCCCTGCCAGCAGGCGTCGGACAGCGCGTTCGTGGACTTCGCGCCGGGGCGATTGTTCCAAGCCTGCGGATACTTTTTCATGTCTCTGGCGTCGGCTACGCAAATCTCGGCGATGCTCTTCGCTTGAAAGACAAGTCCCTTCGCGCCATCGAGAATCGCATCTGCTTCTGCACGCCTGTACGCGGCTTTGAGCTCTTGGAGTTCATCCATCAGAGCCCTTTCTTCCATCTTGAAATCCGAAGGCACAGACGCAAACTTCACCTTCGCGCCGGGGCGGGAGGACTTGAACGCCGCATCTACGGCCCTGTCGCCAAACTCAGCGCGAACGATGTCCGAGATCAGCGATCCCTTGTCCCATTCGCTGATCTTCTGCTCTCCGATTGAGACTCGACCGCGCTGTATCTTTGACTTCCACAGGTCGAAGACTTTTGCCTTCGGCTGCGACTTGAGTTCGTTGTAACGATCAATGATCTTCTGCGAGTTGTCCATCGCCGCCTTCGCGCCGGGGCGGGCGTGATAGGAACCTCCCGAATAATCGTCGGCCACCGAGACATTGACCATTGGCGAGATCTTGTTCTTCCTCAGCACCTCACGGATCGCGGCGACGTCGGACTTGTCGTAAACGATGATCCCCTTCGCGTCGGTGTCGACAGCGAAGTCATACATCAGTTCAAGGATTTTCTTCCGCTGCGGGTGACCAGCGAGTCTCGCGGCAAACTCGGTTCTCTTTCCGGGGCGGGAGGCGCGGCTTCGCAGCGCGAGAATCTCGTGCCCTGTCTCTTCGGCAAGTTCCAGCAGATCGTCGTCTCCGACGCGCTTCGCGTGCGCGATCGCCTCATCCACGATCTTCTCCATGGCTTTGTGATTTGAAATCGTGACCGGCTTCATGAGTTTCGCAGCCAGTTGATCTGAGCGTTCCATTCGTGCATTCTCCTGCTTGTCCTTGAGTTGCTCAAACTTTCGGGCCGCCCACGACTTTCCGGAATCGCCTCCCCAAAGGAGCCAAGCGATGTATCCTGCATCGTCCTCGCCGCCCGACTTGTTCTTCTCGTGACGATTGAAGAACGCATGCATCCGCCGAACCGTCTCTGGGGACAGGTGCTTGCGGTTGCTGATGTCCCTCGCTCGCGCCACACCGATGGCCGTTCCGCCCTTCCCGTGCTTCTTTCGGAGTTCAAGGCCACGCCTCGCGTTTGAGGCCATCTCCTCAGTCGGTTGAAGGTCGATCTCGGCCATGCGATGATCCTACCCTGCTGGGAACATCGGTCTACGGGGCATGTTGCTCCCGAACATACGGGTGATCGCGTCCGGTTTCTGTATGTGCTTGACAGCCAGATCGCTCTTGGAGAGCGAGCCGCGAACGGCTTCGGCGCACAGGTCGACGATGACGTCTACGGTGTCATCGTGGCTCCCTGCGGGAAACGCGAGCATCTCATCGATTACAGGCTGAAACGCTGGGAGGACGCGGCCAGCTTCGTCGGTCGGGAATCGGAGTTTCCCTCCTTGGACGAATGGCTGCGCACCCGCCGCACGAAGGTGCTTGTCTCTGTTGCGCTCGACGGCGAGCATCGGCTGCGTTGTCATCTCCCGGAACTGGTCGAAGATGCCTTTCTGTGGGCCGTTGGCCTCCGCGAGTACGACCGAGACGCCTCGCCTTGACAGCAGATCCGCCGCCATCCGCGCAAACGTGGGGAACGATTCGCGGACACGGATGATGTCCGTGACATAGCAATCACGCTTCCCATCCACCTCCGCCACGATGCAGACGGAGTAGTCAGGATCATCTCGTTCCTGCTCCCGCTTGCCGTATCCCCAATCCAGCGCGGCGATGGTTCTCGTCACCTTCGGCCGATCTCCTTGCCGGTAGTGCCCAATCCAGCCCGGCTGGAAGATCAGCAGGTCGCTTGAAAGCGGGATCAGTTCGTAGGCGCGGGCATAAGCCATCGCGCCCATCTCTTCGCGCTTCTTTCGCAGGTATTCCTCCGTGAACACCTCAGGCCACGGACTGATGTCCCCGCGACAGGGCAGGCGCAGCAGCGTGCTGTCCTGCTCGTGGTATCGACGCCAATCCGCGGTCACGTCATCGGTGTGGAACGGCGTTGCCGTCTTCCAAACGCGGCTGTCAAACTCCGCGGCGGGATCAAGCATCGGCATCCAGATGTTTGCCACCGCCTCCTTCACTTGATCGCGGAGCGTTGGCTGCAGGACGGCGTTCCGCAGGTCGCAGATGTCATCGAACCAAAGGACGTCCGCACGGCCACCCGTCCGGCCGAACACGCCGGAGCCCTGAACGGAAGGGTCGCGCCGTGATGGCAAACCCGGCGCTGTCACGCTCCATGATGTCACGGCTTCTTCGCCAGCCTTGATCTTGACACCGGGGAACACGGCTCGGAACGCGTCGGATCGGATGATCTCGCGGATGAACTTCGTCGTTTGCCCTGCGGCCTCGTCGTTCTGGCTGACGATCTTGAACCGGGTTCCGGGCCTGACTCCCAGCCACCACGCTGTCATGAACGCCATCGTCGTCGTCTTGGCGTGTCCACGAGGGATCTCGGCGTACCAAGAGAACGCTGTCAATGCCTGATGGATGAGTTCGCGTTGGATGTCGCTGACTGGCTTGTTCATCGCCAGAGCGATGAAGCCGAGCGGATTCTCGCGTGCGTCTGCGACCGTCTGTTGTGGCAGAAGAGTCTGTCTCGTCACGACTTGGGCTTGATTGACGCTGCGACTGCCTTCATCTGTTCATCGGTGATGCTGGCAATGAGGGCGACGTTCTCGGTGCTTTGTCCTTCGTGGAGGCGCTCAAGCCTGTACGCCTCGATCACCAGATCGGCGTTGTTTCGGTCGAGCATCGCAAGCGTCTGGACAGCGCGAATCTTGTCGCGGATGTCCGTCGCGGGATCTGCCAGTATCCGACCCACGATGCGCGGGGCGGCGATGTAGGCCTCGGACGGGATGTCCCATCGCATCTTGACAGCGCGACGGATGAGCGACATTGTCTCGGCTGCGCCGTGCGCCTCCAGAGGGCCGGAGACGAGCGGAGTTGGCTCCGGGGCGGACGCTGCCCCTTTCCCCTCGGCTTCCTTCGCTTCGCGTGCGAGGGTGGTGTTGGGGACGGGGCGAGGCCGATTGGCTTTGGGCTTCGGCTCGCTGCGCGGGTTGTTGCGGCTCATCCTACCCTCCTCGGTGCCAGAATCGGTGGCTCGCCGTGGGGCCAACGAGGACAGAGTTTCGCTCTGTGCTTGACACGTGTGTTGGGACGCTTGGTTCTCACGTGGTCCGACCGTCCCTTCTCCGGAGCGCGTCGAGGTAGATGCCCCGGTAGTCGAGCAGGACGTCAAGCCGATCTCGGGAGTTGGGTTCCATCCGTGCTCGCTGTGCGCCCCACGCGGCGAACACCTCTCGGGCGGCGTTCTCGTCGATCCGGGCCTCGTAGTCGGAGTGGAGTCCGCCGGGGTTGTCGGAGAACTTGTTCGCGAAGGCCGTCCATTCTGATCGGATGGAGATCATGCACCTGTCATGAACGAGGCCGACCATGTCCTTGTCATGCTTGAGGCGGAAGCGGTAGCGCAGGTCACCGATGCGCTCGGCATGGATGGCGACCACGGACTCGCATCGGGCGTGCGCCTTGACAGGCTTGGTTGCCGACCATGCGAACTGCTGGTACTGCATGGCCCCGATGGCGCAGTTGGGCTGCGCGATGACTTGCTGTGCTGCGTCGATGACGGTCGGCGCCTCGGTCTTCTGTACGCGCCTGTTGACGACCAAGCCCATGCTGGTGATGTCGTCGTCGATCATCCAGAACCACTTGTGGCCGCTGAACTTGGCGTGGTCAAGGATGAAGTTCCGTGAGTAGCAGAGTCCTTCATTGTCCTTGTCAAGGACGACGATGTTCGGCACGCCGGCTCTGCGGTACACGGGCGCGTCCTGCGGCTCGACCACTACGGTGAACGGCAGTCCCCTCAGGAGGGTGAACGACTGTCCTTCGGGTCGCCCCTTGCTCGGGATGTAGATCGGCCAAGGCTTCATTCGGTCTTCCCTTTCGCTGCGCGGCGTCGCTCGTTCGCGGTACGGGCGCGGTTGAACGCTTTGACTTCCTCGCCGGGCGGCTCGCATCGCCACATGCCTTCAAGCGAATAGAACACCACCGTGTATCGGGCAGCGTTGTCGGACAGCCTTCGGAACGGTGTCACGCCGTGCAGAAGCGACTGTCCGTCGAAGAGCAGGAGGGACTGATCACCGATGGCGAACGCCGTGTCAAGTTCCGGCACGGTGAGGTGACCACCTTCGATCTCGTTCTTGAACCCCAGCATCGCGGAGTTGACACTCTTGAAGTTGCCTCGGTCGAAGTGGTAGGGGAGGGGGTTGTTCTGGTTGACGATGCCGCTGGTGAACGGGGTGTCAGCGATGCGGTACTCGGGAAGCACCTTGCTCGCGATCTCTGCGTGCTTCGCCGCCTGTTCGGGGAACGCGGTCCTGTAGCACTCGTACGCCGTCTTCGCTGCTTCGACCAGCACCTCATGTTCAAGCGGCTGTGCTGCCGCCAGCGAGGTCTTTCGGCATGGCTGGTTGCGCAGGGGTAGCCGGGGCGCATATCCGAACGTCCTTGCCCGCGTGAACATGGCCTCTTTCGCGGCGCGGAACGCTTCGATGTACTTGATGCGTCCGAGCGCAGCGCGGAGGGTCGAGAAGTCCTTGTCGAGCCTGTGCCAGTAGGCCAGCACGGGCTTGCCATCGACCTCCACGATCGTGTCCTCCTGCACGAAACGGGCGCAGTCGGAGAGCGCGGCCTTTCGGCGACGCCATTGCGAGAGGTCAATCGTCCGCTTCGGCACGCTCAGATACTGCATGTCCTGCTTTCTCAAGGAGATAGACGAGCACGTCGGCGTTCGTCTCGAGCGAGTTGTCCTCGGCGATCTGCGCGAGGGCCTCGACGATGAGTCCGTACTGCGATGCGGTGTACGTGAACACGAGCTGCCGCACCTGCGAGGCATCGTATTCCTCAAGGGTGCGCGTGAACCCGGACGGCAGTTCCGAGATGCCGCCCGCGACCTGCCCGAGATTGGCGACCGCCTCGGGAGCGCGTTCCAGCAGGGAGCGCAGTTCCTCATCCGAGTATCCGGCTGCGTTGGCTAGCGCGGAGTCGACCTCACGCAGCTCCGAGAGTTGGGCACGGAGGGTGTCATCGTCCCATGCGGCCAGTTCGCTCGAGCGGTTGTCGGCGATGGCGAAGGCTCGCGCCTCGTCTGCGGACAGGTTCGTGCGCGAGACCCACAGTTCCTCCCATCCGAGACGCTTCGCTGCCTCAAGCGTGCCGTTTCCGGCGATGACGGTGTTGTCGGCAAGCACGACAACGGGCCGCTGCTGCCCGAACTTGTTGAGCGAGGCCATGATCGCCTCGATGTTGCGCTCGGGGTGTCGGCGTGCGTTCTTCGGGTCGGAGGTCAGTCTTTCGATCCGGACGCGTTCGTGCTTCTCTGTCACTTGGTGGCCTTTCGGCTGCTCGGGCGCGGGATGAGAACGAGGTCGAACCCAGCCAGCCGCGCCATCTCGACGGCTAGTTCGAACGATGGTTTCCTCTGCCCTGTCACGGTTCCCTCGTCAGCCAGGAGACACTCGGCAGTGTGCAGGGTGCATACCTTGTTGTCGACGCACCGGCGCACGAACTCGTAGCGCGAGATGCCCTGATCGCGCAAGTGCCTGTGCATCGCGGACTTCCATGCTTCCGGCGCGTGCAGTACGTAGGACTTCGGTGCTGTCATGCGCGAACTGTACCCTTCAGCCCCGATGGGGCCAAGACCTGACAGATGATTTCTCTCGGGCGACACGCGGCAGAGCCGCGTGCCTTCCTGCGAGACCCGCAGGGTATTGATTTCTTGAAGGGATGAGCAGGGGGCTGCGCCCCCCGCACCCCCGCACAGCCGCAGAGAGGTGGGTGCAGTTCGGAAGGTGAGCGCGAAGGGAAGCATGACCCCGCGAGGGAGCCATGCGATTCAGCCCGGACGGAGCCGCGCTTCGGTCGCTTGACGCAGGTTTCACCATTTCGACGCTCGGTGGGCATCCGCTTCCCCTGCGTGGGAGCGCAGCCCGATGGGGCTGGCGCGGAGTAGGGTCAGGCGTCCGCGACTTGAACCGATCCGCCCCTACTGCGCCGGGCGGGAGATGCGGCATCCATGCGAGCGCACTCGCACATGGCAGGTAGGATGCGACCTGCAGAGTTGTCGTTCGGTCGCGCCCTCCGCTGTCCGGCGAGTTGGGGCGCACCGACCCCCTCATTATGCCGCCCCGTACCCGATCACCGGGCGGGGCGGTGTATTTAGGGGCCGCGCCGGGGCCGCCCCGAAGAAATCTGACGCAGCAAAGCGAGTGACTGCTCGGGATTGCATCAATCTGGAGGAAAGTTGGCGGATTGTTCGTCCGCAACCCTTTACCCTAGCCGAAAGTAGGGTATCTTGATGGAGTCGGGCAAGTCGCCCGGCCCGCGCCGCCCGGATGGTGGCCGTCAGGAACGAAGGAACGAGAGCCATGATGACCGCGAACGACATCCCGACTTTCACTCGCACCGCGCCAAACGGCGCAATCATCACCGCGCATCCGAAGCACGACGTTCTGCACCGTGGCAACTGGCACGGAGGCGAACGCGTGGCTTACACGCAGCGGATCGACACGACGCTCAACGGCGCGACCACCACCACGACGCTCGCTTATTGGGCGCGTCCGGACGGTGCGATCACCCGCATCCTGCCCGCATCCGCCTGATCAACCCCGAGGGCTATGCGACGGCCCTCTTTCCATCACCCATGAGGAACTCATGCCACGCACCAAGAACCAACTCCATACCAACACCATCGGCCTGATCGCTTCTCTTGCCTCCACGCTTCCTGACGACGACGAAGCCCGCGCTGCGTTTGACAACGTGATCGCCGACCCGATCATCGACGCGCTGTCCGCAAGCCCGTTCGTCGGTCAGGCGCTGAAGAACGCGCTGGCTGCGGGCGAACTGACGCGCAGGGAGCGCCGCCCGATCCTCCGCAACCTGTGCCGTGCCGGGTACTTCCCGGCGTGTTCCGACACCTCCCGCATCGCCCGCAAGTGCATCACGATCGACGGACAGAAGTACGACATCTCGCAACTCACCGCAACCACCGAAGGAGCCTGACCATGAAGATCACCCACGACCAAGCCACTCGCCTGAACGCCCTGCTGAGCGTTGCTCGTTCATATCTTGACGAGATCGGGGGCTGCGATCACTCCGTCAACGTCTGCTGCTGCGACCTTGCCCGTGACATTGAGGCTGGCGCGAACGCGCTGCACGAACTGACAGAAGGCAAGTTCGGCAACGCGCCGCTGCCGGAACCCGACGAAGATCCCGAGCCGCACGGCGCACGTGACACGTTCGTGCCCCCGCCTCCGCGCAAGCCGAACCGCCCGAACGAGGTGTTCCGCTTCATCAACGACACCTTCGCGAACTGCGACGTTCCCAAGTTCATGGCGGGCCATCCGCTGGAAATGGACTGACATGCAGACCTTCCTTCCCTATCCCGACTTCCGTGAGTCGATGCGCGTCCTCGACACGAAGCGACTCGGGAAGCAACGAGTCGAGGCGATGCAGATTCTCAATGCGCTTGAGGGCCGCAGCGCGGGATGGGTCAACCACCCAGCCACGAAGATGTGGCGTGGCCATGAACCGGCTCTTCGTCAGTACCTCCGGGAGTCCATCTTGGAGTGGCAGCGGCGCGGCTATCGCAACACGATGCAGATTCCCGACGAGTTCGGCACGTACCTCGCGCCGTCTTGGCTTGGTCGCCCCGATGTCCATGCCTCGCACCGAAGCAACCTGCTCCGAAAGGATGCTGATTGGTACGGTCAGTTCGGCTGGTCGGAGCCAACCGATCTGCCGTACGTGTGGGTTGTCTGATCCTGACCTCCGCGCCCGCCGCCCCGGAACCCCACGACGGAACCGGGGCGGCGGCACGGGCGGGGCGCAGGACGCCCGCTGCGGGGCCGGGGCCGCGCCGGGGGCGGGCGGGGGCCGGGGCCGGGGCGGGCCGTGCAGGGGCCGTGCAGGGGCCGCAAACGGGCCGCGCCCGGGGGCGGGCGAAAGATTCTTGACGAGTGATTCCTCGGGACTTCCAGAAATCTGAGGGAAACTTGACGGAAACCCGCTCCCTTGGGTTGCACCCTGCCCCGCCGTAGGGTATCATTCGGGGGTCGGGCAAGTCGCCCGCGCCGTGCCGCCCGGTTGGCGGCTGTCACGAACAGGAGAACGGTCATGACGACCTACGCTTGCGTTCCTGCTCCCGATCACTTCACCGGGATTGCCAACGGCCTCACCTTCAACACGGATCGACCGGAGAGCCGCAGCGCGGCACTCTGCATCTTTGAGAACCTCAACACGCTGCTGTTCGGCAGTCGTGGTGGGGCCTCCATCTCCGAAGCGTTCAGGATGACTTGGGAGCACGGTGGTCGCTCCGGCTACGTCAACTTCGCGCAGATGGTGCGCGGGCAGTCCTACGTGGATGCGCTGCGCTCCGAGACGGATGCAAATGCGCTGCGCGACCTGACGCTGTCGATCATCCGCGATTACGTCACGACCAACATCGCCCCGATCTCGTTTGACGAATCCGGTCAGAACGAGATCGACAGGAACGTTCTCCGCTTCGTGCGGCATCTCTTCCACCTTCGTCAGTGGCGTCAGCAGCACGGCGAGTCGACGCTGAAACTGAACCAGTCCGTCAGCGTCTACCTCCACACCAGCGCGGCGGATGCCCGGTTCGTCAACCATCCCGATCAGTTCGCGCCGATGTCCTGCCGACTGACCGACAATCGCTACGAACAGCCGATGGTGTTTCGCGTCGCGATGAATCAGGGTCATGCCGTCGTCCGCGTGAATCGGCACGGGTTCTTCCAGATCGACAGCGGTGATGCCCCGATCCGCCACCTGCGTACCGTGAACGTGGCCGACGACAGCATCGAACGCCGCCTCCTCATCACGCTCATGCAGAATCCTCAGGCCGTCACGGGCCGCGCAATCGCGGCGTTCTGCCAAGCGCACAACGGTCGTTCGTGGTTCGGCGGCGTGATGACCACCCCGGCCACGCGCCGCGCCGGGATGTCCGTCCGCGTGTTCCGTGGCCTCTACCGTGGGCTTGGCAACGAGACGCTCGCGTCGTTCGCCCGTCAGTTCCCGCGCCCCGATCGCGGCTGGCGCGAGAGCGACCGCGCTGCCCTTGGCGCGGCCTACCCCGCCACGGCGCGGGTGATCCGCCGCCGCGCCCGCCTGTGGAACTGGAACGCCATCCCCACCGACGTTGCCGCGATCATGGCGCGTGACCTCGAACTGCACCTCGACGACCCCACGGAGTGAACCCCATGCGATCACGATTCCATTGCCCTGATTCCACCATGATCCCTGTCTCCGAAGTCCCGACCGAGATTGCCAAGGACGAGCCGCCCGAGTGGTCGGCGATCCGAAACGGCCTTCGGCTCAACCTCGCCCCGCCCATCCTGACCATCGTGGAGGATCGCGACAAGGGACAGGCAGAGCGCGGTTGGCGCGTGGTTGCCTACGTCTGGATCGGGCCGCTCGCGGAGAACGAAACAGTCATGCGTCTGGAGTCTCGCACTTGGTTTGAGGAGCGGGACTGCCAGAAGTCTGTTGCTGCCGAGTTCGGCGAGGACATCATCGATTCGCTCGTCCGCTTCATCGAGGATCACCAATGACCAAGCAAGGCTGCGTAGTCGTGTCGCTTCACAAGGACAAGGACACTCTCCATCTCATCACCAACGAAGGCATCATCGTGATCGAAACCTCTCCGCACTCAGGCATGCGCACCAAGGTCGTCGTGCGCGCCCCGCTCACGGTCGAGATCGCTAGGCGCCGGAAGGAGGCACAATGACTTCTTTCCCCCATGTCGGAGATCCGCTTCTGTTCAGCGCGATGTGCAATGCGTTCATCGTCTTGCGCGAAGAAGACCCGAACATCTCGCTTCAGGCCGCACTCACGTTCGTCGCCATTGCCGCGCTGCCCGCCGGGTGCAGCCAAGCGCAGGTGTGCGAGCAACTGCGGCTCCCGCCCGGCTACGTCTCCAACCAAGTGAGCAAACTGGCTAACGGACTTGGCCTCGTGGAGATCAAGGAAGATCGTATCGACCGAAGGAAGTGCCGCCTGTTCATCACGGTACGCGGCGCGAACGTCGCCAATCGCATGCGCTTCGCGGTGAAGGAGGCCGTCCATGAATCTGTTTGACGCGGCCGAGGCCGAGCGAAGGAAGTTGGCGGGCATGGAACTGGCCGCTTCCGCCAAGCCGGAACTGCTCGCGGAGGCGCAGCGTTGCGCCGTGGAACTGGCCCGGCGAAACGTCTGCGTGACCTCCGACGACGTGGCTGCGGAGATGTCTCGGCTTGGCAAGAACTACGATCTCCTCGGCAACGCCGCCGGGAGCGTGTTCCGTGGTGCGTTCGAATGGACGGGTGGCGTGAAGGCGTCCGTGCGGACGTCCACGCATGGTCGCATGATCAAGATATGGAGGCTCAAGTGACGAACCAAGACAACGAACCGTACTGGTTGAACGAGCGCGAGATCGCGTACGAGCGATGCGGCAACGACTGCGACTGCCGACGAAGCGATCCGCCGGATACATGGTGCTACAAGCACGACGACTGGCGCGAGGAGGCCGAGCATGAATGATCGGGAACTGGTCAGGCGGCTGCGGGACACCAACTCTCGCATCTGCCGATGGGGTTACGCGGCAATCGCCGCCGACCGCATCGAAGAACTGAAGCGCGACTTGAACCGCGCCAACCAACGCATCGGGCTGTTCCTTCACCACGCATCGAAGAAGAAGGCGAAGCGGTGACTGACAAAGACTTCGTGGACATCGTGACTCTGTTGCGCTCACCGGATCGCTTTGAGCCGTATACCTGCAACGCCGCCGCCGACGAGATCGAGCGGCTGCGCGAAGAACTAACCGCATCGCATGAATCGCACGGGAACGAGGTTGGTGCGCTTACGGAACGGCTGTCACTTGCGATCCATGAGCGCGACGAGGCGAGGCGGATGGCTTGCGAGAAAGAGGAAACGCTTGGCTGCGACGAAAGAGGCGTTCCTAGGAACGGCTCTGCCCGTGACCATGCCAAGCAGCGTGGATGGGACTGCTTCAAGGAGGCAAGCGATGAGCAATGAAATGCCAAAGGACATCGCGGCAGAACTTCGCGTCCGCGCTGCGATTGAACAAGTGGAAGGCTCGCTCTTTGAAAGAGCCGCCGACGAGATCGAACGACTGCGCGCTGAACTTGTAAGCACTACTAACAAGTTGACCGCCGAGCGCGACGAGGCGCGGCGGATGTGCTGTGAGCATGCCACTATAGACGAGAGCGGATATGTGAAGCACGGAACCATGCTGCACTTCGCAGAGTCTCGCGGCTGGGACTGCTTCAAGGAGGACAAGCCATGCCAGTAGGCGGCAGATACAAGAACACGAAGTACGGACACAACGCATCAGGCGACGATGTTTTCTTCATCCTCATCCCGATCTTTGCGGTCGTCCTGCTCATTGCGATGATCGGGGAGGCCCGGAGAGCCAAGAGCCGCCCGAACCACAACACCACACAGAAGGAGACTCGCCATGTTCAGTAACACCTGCGCCATGACACTCGCACAGAAGTCCGACCGCATCCTCGCCCAGACGCGAGGCTTGAGCGGAGCGACACCGAACGCCACGCAACTCATCGAAGAACTGCGGTCAGCGTTGGAGGAGAACATGAAGGAAGTGCAGCGGCTACGGAAGGAGGACGGCAAGTGAGCGACAACAGACTGGACATCTTCTGCTACACCCCGCCATACGGCCCCGAGGACATGCAGCGCGAGATCGACATCCTCCGCGCCGCCCTAGCAAAGTCAAACGCCGAGCGCGACGAGGCGAGGCGGATGTATTGCTACGCAATCCCGGAGAATTGCGATGAACACGAAGCAAGAAAGATTGCGTGGGAGCGCGGCTGGGACTGCTTCAAGGAGGACGGCAAGTGAACGACACCGAACTCACGGAGTGGCTGTTGCGGCAGAAGGGAACGACCGCCACGGTCGGCATGATCGCCGTGCAACGCATCAAGGAACTGAAGCGAGAACTCGCCCGTGCCAACCAGCGGCTCGGGCTGTATATGCACCACGCCTCCAAGAAGAAAGCCAAGCCATGAAGAACGACCCCTTCCCGACCGACGCGGACATCGTGAAGCGCCTGCGCGAGATCGTCGCCGAGCCGCAGAAATGGTGCAGCACCGACGCGGACTACGTGGACGACGCCGCCGACGCCATCGAACGCCTCACCGCCGAGCGCGACGAGGCGAGGCGGCTCTACTGCGTTCGCTGTTCTGGAAGCCGGGCCATGGAGCGGGAAATCGCGCTGAAACGCGGTTGGGTCGACCTGTTCCCGGAAGGACATGGCAAATGAACATCCGCGACGAACTTGCTGCTGCTTGTTTCGGTGACGATTGCGAAACGATCACCGTCCCTAAGTCCAAGATCCTCTTCCTTCTTGACGCAGTCACCCGGGCCGAAGACCGCATCTCGCATATCGAGAAAGAGAGGATCGGCTGGCAACTGTATCTTGACAGAGTCATGCCAAAGCCTCTCAACCCCCAAGTCGTGAGTTCCATCCGCGCCACGAAGGAGTCCGGCGTGAACAACAAGGTCAATGCCCAGCGCCACCAAGTCAGCGAGTCGGCCATCAGTCGCATCGTGAACGGTTCGCGCCACCGAACGCAGGAGCAGACGAATGCGAACCCGCAGCAGCAATGAACCGAAGACGCTTGACGAGGCGAATCGTGAGATCGCTAGGCTCCGTGATGCCTTGAAGGCCATCGCTGATGGCTTCCGTGATGAGCCATACGCGAGCGACTTCGCCTTGGACATCCTTCGCGGAAAGACTGCTGACGACTATGCCCGCGCTATGCGCTCGGCCCTGTACCAAGGTGAAGGATGAAAGGCGTAACCATCTACGTATCCGGCGATCCGGCGGCACAGGGATCAAAGCGACTCGTTTCGACGAAGGCTGGCCGGACGATCATGCTGGAGAGCAGCAAGAAACTTCGTCCGTGGCGCGCCGCTGTATCGGAGGCGGCAAGGGAGTTCAAGTGTCCGACATTCGTCGGCGATGTCGCCATGCGTGTCCGCGTCCGATTCGTTCGCCCAGCCTCTCATTTCCGCAAGGACGGCTCCGTGAAGCCCGCGGCGCCCTCTCGTCCGGGCAAGGCTGATTGCGACAAACTGCTGCGCGGAATCTGCGATGCCCTGACGGGCATTGCCTATCAGGATGATCGTCAGGTTGCCTCCGTCGCGATTGAGCGTGTTTGGTGCTCGGTCGGTCAAGACCCCGGAGCCACCATCGATGTTTGTCCATGCCCGACCGACGGCGGCTGGGTGTACGAACATCACTGACGAAACAAATCTCAGAAAGTTGGTTGCTTCGCGCTTCACCCTGCCGACAAGTAGGGTATCATTGCCTCAATGGGCCGCGTGGCCCTGTCATCACGTTCAGGAGTAGAGATCATGAACCGTTCGGATTCCATTGGTGCGCTTGTGGCGGCTCTTGCCAAGGCGCAGAAGGCGATCGTCAACCCGGCGCTCGACTCGGTCAACCCGCACTTCAAGAACAGGTACGCCTCGCTCGCGGCGCACCTCGCCGCGGTTCGCGGGCCGCTCGCCGATCAGGGCATCTCTCTGATCCAGAGCATCAGCACGCCCGCCAACGGCGGCGTTTCCGTCACGACGATGCTCGCGCACTCGTCCGGCGAGTGGATCAGCAGCGAGGTTTCGATGCCTCTGCCGGATCGGGCCACGGCCCAGCAACTCGGCTCGTGCGTGACGTATTTGCGTCGCTATGCAGTTGCCACCTGCTGCCTGATTGTGGGCGACGAGGACACGGACGGGGAGGAGGATCGGGTCGCACGCAGCAAGCCGACCGAGCCAGCCAAGTATTCCTATGCCGACCGCGCAGAGCGGATCGCCGTGGCGAAGTCCGTTGTGACCGCCGCCTCGCCCGCGAAGCCAAACGGCCCGCCCAAGGCGAGCGAGGGCGTCGGCAAGAAGTGGCCCGACACGGGTACGGACATCGTGACCGCCGAGAAGGTCGTTGACCGAGGAACCGGCGTCAATGCGGTGCTCTGCTCTCACCCTTCGCACGGTCGCCAATGGGTGAGCGTTCCGGACAGCATGATCACGAAGGTGCGGCTCGACAAGCCCATCGAACTGTCATGGGAATGGAACAAGGAGGGGTTCTTCGTGGCGACGAGCGTCGGCGAGGTTCCGGCGAAGGCGAAGCGCGATGACTCCAAGGCGAAACCCGTCTACGACATGCCGATCACGGACGACGATCTCAAGTTCTGAGGAGGAACGATGCTGACCGCTGAACGATTGCGTTCCTTGATGCGATACGAGCCGCATACGGGCCTGTTCTTCTGGAAGAACCATGCGGTTCCTGCTGGCTGTTTCGATGGCCACGGCTACCGAGTGATCTGTGTCGATGGTCGTCTCCATCGTGCACATCGACTCGCATGGCTGTACCGGCACGGAAAGATGCCGAACGGAGACATCGATCACATCGACGGCGACCGGGGCAACAACCGGATAGCGAACCTGCGTGACGTCTGCCGATCCCGAAACCTGCTGAACCGACATTCGCCTCGACCGGAGAACCGTCTCGGCATCATCGGCGTGCGAAAGAAGCGAAGCAAGTATGAAGCCCGCATTCAGTTTCGTGGCAAGCGAATCTCACTAGGAACCTACGCAACACCTGAACAAGCATCCCGGGCTGTTGAGGATGCGAGAACCAAACTCATAGGAGGACAACGATGAGCCTGTATGCGATCAAGGCCGAGATGCTTTCACTGATGGAGGCATTCGGGGAACACGGACCCGGCTCTGCAGAGGCAGAGGCCGCGATCAAGGAACACGCCGCCGCGCTGTCCGAGCAGTTCGACGCCAAGGCCGATGACTACGCCGCGCTGATCCGCGTCTGCGAGACACGGGCAGAGGCGAGGCGGGGCGAGGCCGAGCGGATGTACGCGCTCGCAAGCAGCGACGAGGCGCTCGCATCTCGCCTTCGTGAATCGTTGCTCAAGGCGATGAGCGAAACGGGGCGAACGAAGGTGGAGACCCCCCGATTCAACCTGTCAATCAAACGGAACGGAGGGATGGTTCCTCTGAAGATCGTCAACGACGCAGATATCCCTGTGGAGTTCCGCGTCCCGAAAGTGACTACCGTTCTGGATCGTGACGGCATTCGCCGTGCGCTTGAATCCGGCATAGCCGTGCCCGGCGCGGAATTGGGAGAGCGTGGGTTCCGTCTCGACCTCAAGTGAGGCCTACTCCGCCGGGGCGGGTGACGCCCGTGGTCGCCCGCCCCGGTTCCCCGCCCCGCCGGGGCGGGCGGGCGGGGGCCGCGCAGGGGCCGTCCACGGCCCGGCAACGGGCCGTTCGGCGGGGCGACCGCAAGATTTCTGCAGAGTGATTCCTCGGGACTTCCAGAAATCTGAAGGAAACCGTCAAGAAACGCTCCCCTAATGGTTGCCGCCTACCCCGCCGTAGGGTATCATTCACGCGTCGGGCATGTCGCCCGGCCCGTCCCCCCGGTTCGGGGTGTCACGAAAGGAACAAGTCATGCCGACCGCCGCTCCCCGCATCACCGCTCGCGACCTCACCTACGGCATCGAGATCGAGTGCGGCATCAACCACGATGCGCCCGTCCGCCCCGGCTCGTATCACGCGGGCAACACGGTGACCGCGCTGCCCGCCTCCACGGTTGACGGCGTCACGCGCAACTGGCGGGCCGACCGCGACGGCTCGCTGCACTTCCGCAACGCGATGGCGGTCGAGTTCGTCAGCCCGATCCTCAAGGGAGCGGACGGCCTCGACAACATCCGCGCCGCCTGTGCCCAGATCAAGGCATGGGGCGGCAAGACGAATCGCTCGTGCGGCCTGCACGTCCACGTCGCCTTCCCGACCGAGGACGTTGCCGCGATGCGCCGCCTCACCAAGTTGGTCGGTCGCTTCGAGGACGCCCTGTACGCCGCGTCCGGCACTCCCGACCGCCGCAATGGCGGCTACTGCCGCCCGATCAAGACCGAGCGCAACAAGTCGTTCGCGTGGAACGTCGCTGACAAGCGTGCGCTCGGTGGCTACTCGCAGCCGCACGACCTCAACGACCGCTACCGCATCCTCAACTGGACTAACTTCATCTCCGGTCGCTTCAACGCTGTCGAGTTTCGCGTGTTCTCCGGCTCGCTCAACCCGGCCAAGATCGCCGCTTGGGTTCAGATCTGCCTCACGCTCGTCGAGATGGCTCTCGACAACTGCGATGCCGATTGGGACATCCGCTCTTCCGACCTCGGCAAGTACGGTCGCTCGGTCGGCGAGCAGCAGGTCGGTTACATGTGCCGCTACTGCTGGTTCTGGCGCCGCCGCCGCGACCGCAACTACGGCGACGTCGGTCACTCCGTGTTCACCCGCGAGTCCTCGCTCGCGACCATGAAGGCTCTCGCCGTGCGTCACGACGAGCGCGCAGGGGTGCGGCAGGTCGCCGCCCCCGGCGCGAACGCCTGATCCTCCATCCGCCCATACGAAAGGAACAAGACCATGTGCGGACTCTTCGGTATGTACGCCAACTCGCCGCTGTCGATGGCGGCTCTCCCCACCCTCATTCGTGTCGCCAACTCGCAGGTTCACCGTGGTCACCACGCGTTCGGCCTCGCTTGGGTCAACGAGGACCGTCAGGTGTTCGCGTTCAAGCGACCCGGCGCTGTCACCGATCACCCCGAGGACGTCGCTCGCGGCGAGGGTGCGCTGGGCCTCATCGGCCACACGCGGTGGGCGACCCACGGCTCGTACGACGACAACGCCAACAACCACCCGCACCCCTTCTCTTACAAGGATCGCACGTGCTACCTCGCGCACAACGGCGTGATCTGCAACTACGAGCAGATCGCCGCCGAGCGCGGCCTCACGATGCGGACGCAGTGCGACTCCGAGGTTCTCGCCCGGCACATCGAGGACGGCTCAGGCCACATCCTCGACCGCGTGGTGGCTGCGATCGCCGATGTCTCCTCCTACGCACCGTGCTGCGTGACGGTCGTGACCCACAAGGGAATCGTCCTCGCCCGGCGCGGCAATCCGCTGTTCTGGTCTGACACGGGCAACCTCGCTTGGTTCGCTTCCACCCGCGCCGCTCTCCCGGGTCGTGTGTACGAGGTTCCTGACAACCGCGCCTTCTTCATCCCGAGCGGCCCCGGCGGAGTGCGCGAAGCCAAGTTGCGGCGCCGCGAAGCGACGACGATGCGCTTCGTGGGCTCTGACCTGTTCACCGAGTAACGTTCATCGACTCTTGTTCCCCGTCGCCCGTCCCCGCCATGCTGGCGTCAGGACGGGCGACGGCACATAAAGAACGCACCCCCGGACGAGAAGTCAACGGGGGTGCGCTATCCGGGGGCTAGTCGTGACGCGGCGCATCGTAGCCGGGGCGGGCGGGGCCGGGGCGGGC